TACTATCCAAAATCTTTCACTTTTGTTTGCCCCACAGAAATTGTTGGGTATGACAAATTGAACCAAGATTTTATTGATAGAGATGCTGTATTACTTACAGGCTCAACAGATAACGAATTCTGTGCGGTTGCCTGGCAAAATGCCCACGCAGACTTGAAGAAAATTACACATACTCAGTTTGCCGATACACAACGAGGCGAACTAAGTTTAGTCGAGCAATTGGGTGTATTTTTTGCCCCGGCAGGAGCACCACTGAGAGCAACATTTATCGTTGACCCAGATAATGTTATCCAACATGTCACAGTCAATAACCTAAATGTAGGCCGTAGTCCAGAAGAAACACTTCGAATCTTAGATAGTCTTCAAACGGGGGAACTGTGTGCCTGTTCAAGAACTATCGGGGGCGAAACGCTGTAAGTCCGTAGGACAGACATAAATATACTAACAGGAACATTTATGTCTGATCGAATACCCTACACTTATTTTGTTTTACACATACCCACCGGATTGAAATATTACGGATCTAAATATGGAAAGGGTTCAAACCCTGAAACATTTTGGAGGTCCGGTGGGTATTTTACTTCTTCTGTTAAGGTTAAGAACTTATTAAACGAATACGGAATAGATTCTTTTAAGGCTGAGGTAAGGAAAGTATTTGAAAGTCCTGACCAAGCACTTAATTATGAATATAGGTTTCTCAAGAAAGTCGGTGCTCTTGACAAGAGTGAGTGGCTCAATGAAAACCTCGGCGGTGAAAAGTTTAGAAATGTTGGACCAGCAAGTGAAAAAGCATTAGCATCGCAAAGAAAGAAAAAACAGACTCCGGAAGGGAACGCCAAACGATCAGCGTCATTGATGGGTAGAGTTATTTCTGAAGATACAAAAAAGCGTATGTCGTTGTCTCAACTTAATAGGCCGGCAGATAGAGAAGAAAGCAGAAGAAACAAAATAAGAGAAAAGGCAATTGGTAGAAGTCACAATACCGATACTAAGTCTAAACTGTCTGATATAGTGAGTCAGACAAGATGGATCAACAACGGCACCGAACAAAAGAAGGTTAGCGTAAGTGCTCTATCAGGTTATACAGACTTAGGATGGAAAAATGGTAGGATATTACAAGTAGTATCTTGCCCACATTGTGGTGCTACTGGAGTTAAACATAATATCGTTAGAAGACACTTTGATAACTGTAAGAGTAGAGTATGAGTAAACTAGAAATCAACGGGTTATACTTCTGGAAACAAAACTATTGGTTGCCTTGCGGGCTCAACATCAAAGAGAAACTTTGGTGGAGATTCATGCCCGGAGTTGTTATCAATGTGCGTTGGCCCAAAGGCTGGGTAGTCTTGCACGAATCACTAGATGGATCTAAAGTATCAGCAGAATCAGCAGACCCGAACGATCACTATCGCCCTTGGATGGAACAGCATGTAGGTCGTCAAGGATGGGATTGGAATTGGGGTATGGCTAATATGGATGCCACCGAAAATCGCCTAACAATAAAGATTAGACAGAAATATGCCAAGTATGCTACGATAGCGGCAATACAATGGAGTTGACGAATGAATAACATTAAAAGGAAAACAAAATGAGTTTTATTGAAACAGTTAAACCGGCATTACCAGACTATGCAAAGGACACCAAGTTAAACTTGGACGCTGTCCTTTTGCGTAGTACATTGGATGCAGATGTGGCCATAGGATGTGCAGTGGCCGCACTTGCCGCAACTGGTAACGGAAAAGTATTAAGTGTTATGTTAGCAGACGCACCAAAGTTTGCTGACTCAGCAATGACTGCCGCAAGCATCATGTCGCAAAACAATATCTGGTACCCCTATGTTGAAATGGCTGATGATGAACAGTTAAAAGGCTTGCCAGCACAGTTACGCATGAATGCTATTGCGTCACATGGTGGAACTACAAAGGCAAACTTTGAGGCATTCAGTCTTGCCGCAAGTATTGTTGGTAAATGTCATTTCTGTGTTAAGGCACACTATGACACACTCAAGCAAGAAGGCTACACAGTAGAAAACTTACGCGACATTGGTCGTATTGCCAGTGTTATGAATTCAGTAGCAAAAGTATTGAACGGTTAAAAGATAAGGCTATTTCGGTAGCCTTATTCTTGACTAAAATTTCTAAGATAGTATAATTAGTGATATGGAACCTACTCTAAAAGGCTGGGTATGGGAGATACCTTTTTATCCTGTCAGCCCTAAATTCAATCGAGACTACAGAATACTCAAAAGCATTTTTTGGTACGACAGTAGTGATCCTCTTGCCTTTGTACCATTTACAGAAGGATACGAAATACTAGTTCCAGAATCTATTATACAAAATACTCCAGAAGATTTAGAGTACGTTAGAACAAACAAAGAAAAATTTATCTCAACACAAGAACCCATACTTGTTACAGACTACAATGGCAGTTGGCGCTTGCGTCCGTTTATAAGGACTGATCTATGATAGTAAATGTATTAGTACATAGACTTAAAGAAATTATTAACAGTCCAAAATTAGATCCTTACAAGGCTGATAATTTTGACGAGTTGTTAGAATTATATCAGCGATGCGAATTAGAAAACTGGACTGAGTTAGGTAGCCGTTGTAGCATGGGCAATATGGGCATGTTTCAAGATCGTACCAGAACATTGCCACACTATTTAAAGATGGGCGGCTGGGAACCATTGCCAGAATATGATCCTAGCTATAATAAATCATTTACCGATATAGCATTAGGAGCCGCACAGGCAATCGTTCAACGTGCTGACGGACAAAGAATAAGTGTAAGTTGGAGTGGCGGGTTAGACAGTACAGGTGCATTGTTTAGTCTAATGGAATTTGCAGACCCTAAGCAGTTAAAAGTATTTTGTAACTATAATAGTATAGTTGAATCAGGTTCGGTATTTGATACTTATATTAAAGGTAGAGGTATAGAGTATTCTCTAACAACTCCGCTTATGCATCCTACATTTGATGAAGGACTTATTGTAAGTGGATATTTAGGCGACCAGTTGTTTGGTCAATATCATAATCTACAACCTGAGCACTTTACAATGAATTGGAAAGACTACTTGAACAAGGATCAAGTAGAAGTAATGGAACGTATTGTAGCAAATTTTCCAGGTGAACCTATTGTTACAGTTCCTGAATTTTTGTCATTTAATGAACTTAACAGCAAGTGGCAAATGGGCAAGACTAATCGTATGCGTAATATGCCTAAAGATATTGCAGACCGTATGATTAATTTTTACGAAACTGTAGACTTTCAAAAATGGAGTATTGGTCGCTACGCTAAAAAATATCTCAGTGCAGATAAAACAACACACAAGTGGGCAATTAAATTACTGCTTCAAAAATTAATGAAATCGGATGATTACCCTATGAACAAGATTGTACAAACTAGTCATTATCACATACTAGAACATGAATGGGTAATGATGTTAGAAGATGGAACAAATTTATACTTAAAGGACTTTAAATGAAAAGACTACTAGCAATACTCTTATTAGTGCCAGCATTAGCATTCGCTTGGGAACCTACACAGCCTGTCAAAGTTATTATTGGAACTGCCCCGGGTAGTGGTAACGAAATTAGTTTTAGAGAACTAGCAAAAATATTAGAAAGCACAGGCGATAAAACTAAGTTTGTTGTTGAAAACAAACCAGGTGCCGATAGTGCTATTGCGGCCAACACTTTATACGAAGCCGCACCAGATGGTTATACTGTAGCAGTATTAAGTCATATGAGTTTATGGATTACAAATGATGTATGGGAAGCTGGAGTAAAGAAATACAATTACGATAGCTTTAGCGAAGTGCTAACAACAGGCAAAAGTCCTTTAATCCTAATTGCAAGTCCTAAAAGTCCTATAAACACTCCTAAGGAGTTTGCACAGTTAATACACAAACCTACTCGCCCTATTAATTTTGCAATCGGCGGCGGAGCACATCGTACAGGTTATGAATATCTAATGGCAAAAACTAAAGGCGATAAAAGTCAAGTACAGTTCATTATATTCAATGGACCTAATCCTACATTGTTAAGCGTAGCACAGTATGATGGCAAGTCTGGAACGGAGTTTGGAATGATTCCTGTTGCTATTGCTAAACCATTTATAGATGCAGGCAAAGTAAAAGCTATTGGTGTTGCTGGCGAACGCAAACTAGCACAATTACCAGATGTTCCCTTACTTAATGATATCGCTCCCGGTATCAATGTTTACGGTGCATGGGTACTAACTTTACCGCCTAACACACCTAAAGAAATTGTAGACTGGTACGCAAAAACATTTGCTCCTATTGTGCGTAGCGATGAATATAAAAAATGGCGTGAAGATAATTTAATTACTATAGACGAACGTGAACTAACTCCACAAGGTGTACAAGTCTACAGAGAACGTCTACGCAAGACATTTTATCCTGTACTAAAGGATATTAAACAATGAAGTACATATTCGTAGTAGGTGCTCCTGGCAGTAAATGGTCAAGTGTTGCTAAGAACATTTATTTTAGTCCAGATATAGATCGTAGCGATTATACAGAAGATCGTACTTATAAGCATCACGCAGGTGTCATGCACATGGGTGCATACTTTGATCCAGGTATGGAATTTGAAATTCCTGCTAACATAGAAGACATGCCTAAAGAAGCTGTTGAACAATTATTCGATAGCCCATTTACAGGAACAGGCACACGCATTATTAAAAGCCATGTACTAAGTAATCACATAGATTTTTTAAGAACTACATGGCCCAACTGCCCTGTAGTGTTAGTTTATCGTGGTGACGATGCATGTTTAGGTTGGTGGGTTAAATGCGGGCACTTTAATATCAAGTATCCTTGCTATGATTACTATGTTGATCTAGCTACCATGGCCAGTCATATAGAAGAGCAAAATTTTAATATCGTAACTGCCCAACATGTACACGATACTCTTACTCCATCTAGTAACAGAGAATTATGCGACTTTTTGCAAATAAAACGTCCTCCTGACGAATATTATCAATACTATTTTCAAGAAGATATAAGTGTTGCAATTATAAGATAAATAGTTATAACACAGGATGTGTTATTCCCCAGCGGTAAGCTCTTACCCCAGCGGCCTTTAATTTTTCAATTTAAGGACCTAAAAAATGAAAACAGCAAAACAGTTCGTCAACGAATTAGTTGAGAACAATCAAACCCTTTTCAAAGCCAGTGCGATGCAAGTTAAAGCATACTTTGAAAGCAAACCAAGCAAAGAAGAACTAATTGATCACTTTACTGGACGTATGGTTAATGAACGTATGAATATGGTAGAAATTGCAAAAACAATTTCAGAAATGCCAAAAGATACAGATGTTATCGAACTACAGTTATTGAGCAAGCAAGTTTTGGACGAAGCACTACACTATCGTCTAGTTAAAGAAGTTATCGAACACATTTCAGGTGAAGAAGTTGACCTAGAAGCGGCTATCGATAGCTGGGAAACACGTATTACTAGTAAAGGTGCCGCATTGATTGATGAATTCAATGCACACGAAGATCCGATCGCCCTAGCATTGTATCAAACAATCGCTGAAGGTCGTGCAGAAGCAGTTTGGCACCAAATGGCTGAAACCATCGAAGATGATTTTATCAGCCATCGTTATACTAAGGTTGCTCGTGATGAAGGATTTCACAGTAATATTGGACAGTGGAAACTAGAGAAGTTAGTTGACACTCCAGAAGCTCAAGCACATGCACTAGCATTGGCAGATCAAATGCGTAAGAAACTATATAAAATTAGTTGTATTAACACCAAGCCAGTTCCAGAAGCACGTGAGATGATGGAAAAAGCGTATAACTATACATACGCCTAAAAAGGTAGTATAATAACAACTGCGGGCGTAATACCCCGCAGTTTTTTTATCTCGAAAAATTATGGATCAAAATTATTTAAACAACTACTTTGGTAAAGTGTGGCGCAACACACAATACAACAATTTGAACTTGCCTGAGTTCTCGGGCATGGCTTTATTGAATAAAATTAAATCATCAGAGACTGTTATAGACATCGGCTGTGGTACTAACGAATTCAAAAAGCATTTACCAAATGTAATTGGTATCGATCCTGCTTTTCCAGAAGCTGACTATCAGTTGACCTTGGAACAGTATTGCAAAAAATTTACCATGACATATGATGTAGCATTGTGTCTAGGTAGTATTAATTTTGGAGATAAAGATTATATTGAACAGCAAGTTGGATTGGTAACAAGTTTAGTAGGACCCGAAGGACGTATCTTTTGGCGTTGCAATCCAGGATTAAAAGATCATGGAACAGAGGAATGTAAATATATAGAATTTTATCCATGGAGCTTTGAGGAACATATCAGATTAGCTGACTTATTTGGATTCAAGATTTTAGAACTACGATGGGACACTGGAAATAGAATATATTCGGAATGGAGACGAAAGTGAAGAAAAAATTTAATGATTGGCGTAAACGTAGTATTGCAAGACTTGTAAGTTGGAGAATAATCGGCGGATCGACAACTGCCGCGATTGTATATTTTGTTGCTAAATCAGGAGCAAGTGCTGGCGAAACAGCAAGTGTTATTTTTGTTTGTCAGTTTACTATCAATGCATTGATGTATTATGTACATGATAGAGTATGGAACATGTTCCAATGGGGACGAGAAATTATAGAGGTACAAGAATGAAAAAGTTATTAGCAGTACTATTACTAGTACCAACACTATGCTTTGCATGGGAACCAGTTAAACCTATCGAAGCTATAATTGCATGGGCACCAGGTAGTGTCAACGAACTAGTGTTTCGTGCATTGAGCAAACAGGTAGAAGAAAACACAGGTGCTAAATTTGTTGTTATTAACAGAGGCGGTGCTGGCGGTGTAGTTGGAGCAGAAGAACTTAGTCACAAGCCCGCAGATGGATATAGTGTTACAATGGTAAGTATTCCAGGACTAGCCGCAATGGACAAAATTGCTGTTCCAGGACCAGGGCGTACATATACCACTGCCAGTTTTGATTATCCGTTTTTTGCGGCCAGCAGTCCGTTTGCTATAGTTGCAAATATCAACGATCCTATCGATAATGTTAAACTTTTTACAAGAGCAATACAAACTAGACAAGTAAGTATTGCGGCCACAGGCGGCGCCAGACTAGTCTACGAAGAAATGGCTGTTAAATTAAACTTGAAAGAAGACAAGGAACATATTGTACGTGTTGATCATCAAAGTCCTGTAGCGGCACTAACTGATGTAGTCAATGGAAGTGTGCGTTTTGCAGTTGTACCTGTACTAGTTGCCAATGCTTTTTATAAGGATCATAAAATCCGTATCATAGCATTGTCTGGTAATCACAAATTATCGCAGATGCCAGAAGTACCACTCTTAAGTGAAGCGATTCCTGGATTTAACATTAGCGGAACTTGGGGGCTAATGTTGCCTGCTGGCACTCCCAAGGATGTGCAAGACTGGTACCATACAGAATTTACTAGAGCTTTAAAGAGTGAGGATGTGCGTACAATGTACGAAAACAACTTAATGCTAGAAACACCCGAATTAAGCACTCAAACAGCATATACTAAATATGTAAAAGATCGTGAAATTCAGTGGAAACCTTTAGTAGATACGGTCCTGAAAAAAACGGATAAATAAAAAAGAGTACTTTACTCACTCATTAAAATTAAGGAATTAACATGACAAAGCCAGCAAAAGAATTTTTAGACGATTTGTGGGATTCATTCATGCCGTTACACAAAGTGGCTGAAATCCAAACACGTCAGTTCTTCGCAGAACGCGGTAAGGACAAAAAAGAATTAGAAAATTTCTTTCATATTCGTTTAAGCAACGAGCGTATGAATATGATTGAATTGTCAAAAAAAGTAAGCGAATTACCAGCTTTGACAGATCCAGAAGATTGCCGTTTGCTATCAAAGCAAGCATGGGATGAAGCAGAACACTTCCGTATTGTATACGAAATCCTAGAACATTTGACAGGTGAAAAGCCAGATCTAGAAGAAATTTGGAAATCATATGGTAAAGTTGACGTTCGTATGGGTGCTAGCTTGATCCAGAAATACGAAGCACAAAACAATCCAATCATGATGCACTTGTATCAGTATATGGCTGAAGGTCGTGCTAGCCATGTTTGGGCTACAATGGCTGATTGTGCTGGCGATGAGTTCATTCAAAAGCGTTATGACCGTGTTGCACGTGACGAAAAGTTCCACAGCAATATTGGCCGTATGATGTTAGAAAAACTATGCACAACAGAAGAAGCACAGCAAGAGTGCCTATCTTATGTTAAAGAAATGATTTGGGATCTATTCGAGTGTTCATGCACAAGTTTAGGCGACTTCAAGACAGCTAGTCCAGAAGTTCAACAAATTATGCTAGAAGCATATGGCGAGCCACATCGTAACCTATGTGTTGCGTTCAATGGCAAGGAAGCTGTAGCCTAATAGGACTTTATGCGGATTTTAATGAGTCAGAGGGATGTTCGCATCCCTCCCAATAACTTTTTATTTGACGCACTAGAACGCAGTTGGTATGAACTGTTACATAAACATACACTTATACCTGTTGCCAATATTGGCGCAATCGATGAAAGTATAGAATTTGATTGCCTAGTCCTTACAGGAGGACCCGATAGTATTGCAAGACATACTACCGAAGATTTATTATTTGCTCATGCACTTAAATTGGGCAAACCTATTGTTGGCGTTTGCCACGGCGCTTTTACTGTGAATGATCTGACCGGAGGAGTAAACGGTTACATTGATGATCATACAGATACATCACACTTAATAAACATGGAAGGCAGTACACATACTGTAAACAGCTATCACAGCCAGTTCATTAAGACCATGGGTGCTGATATGATAACTACTGCTACAGACATAGACGGTAACACCGAAGCCTTTGAACATACGTCAAAGCCAATCTACGGTATCGTTTGGCATCCAGAGAGAATGAAACATCCTGTACTGCCAAAGAAAGTTAAAGACTTACTAGAGGTTGACTGATGAAACAAAAGATAATACAATTACTACAGTGGATCAAACAAATATCTCTAAATTATGAAAGCGACGAAGATGTTTTCATAAGAATGACACAGGAGTACGAACGTGTAATGACACATCGTCGGCTTGTATCAGAATTGAGATCAATGGGTGGTTATACTGTTTTGTTTTAAATCGTTGTAAAAATACCACATTTCATATATGGTATTGACACAAAGACTAAATAAACATACAATAGAATCATCGTTGTTAAGAACTAGTTAAAAAAGTTTGTTGTCCAAAAACAACAAAAAGATTTAAAGAGTAGTTGACAACAGTGCCAAGAGGCACTACAATAAGAACATGTTAGCAATTCCGCTAACAAAATTTTCAGAAAGTAAACAAGAGCAAAAAATGCAATCACTCAATAGACAATGTATTAAACATTCGATAGCCCAGGCGGAAGGCTTTATGCCCTCTTATTGGCTAACGATTAATAGTACAGTCAGTCTATCAAATGATCGTTTACCAGAGATTTTAGGGTCCACGGAGGGCTGGGATGGTTAGTAACAACTAACAAATTTCCAAAACTTTAAGGACCCTAGGATTAACAACCCTGGGGTTTTTTGTTTTTAGACTTTCGAAAAAGTGTGTATAGGGAACGCGACCCTGCTGGCACTTAAAACATCGGCTTAATGTGGGCGGCCTACCGGATGGTAAGTTCTAGGCGATAACTAGAATTGTAAAATGGTAGCGTATTAAAGTGTTCTTTAATTTGTAAAAATATATTAAAGAACTTTTTAATACACACTTTCCTAACAGCCCTGAAAGCTGTTGACATAGTCAAAGGAGAGTGTTACAATTAACACATGGAGGAACGGCGCAGTTGGAGAGGCGCGGCAGACTGTAAATCTGTTTCCTAAGGATGAGTAGGTTCGAATCTTACTTCCTCCACCAAAATTTGGCTTCATAGTATAATGGTTAGTACGGTGGCTTGTCACGCCATTAATAGGGGTTCGATTCCCCTTGGAGCCGCCATAATCTTTCGGAGTGTAGCACAGCCTGGTAGTGCGCCTGGTTTGGGACCAGGAGGTCCAAGGTTCGAATCCTTGTACTCCGACCACTTTCAAAGTCTATGTCTGAGGTCACACGTCCACGGTAGACTATCTTTTTTACCCATGTAGCTTAATGGTCAAGCAACCGGCTGATAACCGGTAGATCTAAGGTTCGATTCCTTTCGTGGGTACCAGTTTAGGATAGCAACAGCAAATTTAAATCAACTTTCAATTGGATGAAAAAAGATGCTATCCTGTTTATTTCTGTTGGGGATTCGCCTAGTTGGCCTAAGGCAACGGTCTTTGAAATCGTCATCATCAGTTCGAATCTGATATCCCCTGCCAAATTATATTGCGTTAGACTTCTGGGCTAGGTCAATAGGCTTTCAACCTATCTAGGCGGGTTCGATTCCCGTACGCAATACCAGTTTGCGATAATGGAGGGGTAGCCGGCAATGCTGGTGTATACTAGTTTCCCGCAAAGGTTCGAGTCCTTTGGTCGCAATTTAATATGCCGTGGTAGCTCTCTGGGTAGGGCACCTCACTGTCGATGAGACTTAGGCGGGTTCGATTCCCGTCCACGGCGCCAAGTTTATTTTAAATGGAGAATGACATGAAACGTGCTAAACGTTAGTGTCAACCTTGACCCCGTATTGGTCCTGGTTGGCACATTAAATCAATTTAATTACGACCAACCACGCTAAACTTTAGTGGCGAAGTAACCGGCTCTTAACCGGAGGAACTGAGTTCGATTCTCAGAGCGTGGACCAATACGGGGGTGAAACTTTAAGGTGAAGTAACCGGCTTTTAACCGGTAAAATTCGGATCGTTCCCGAACACCCCTACCATATAAAAACACACTGACTTGCCTCCAGGTAATAGTCAAATTGAAGCCGAGCCAGGATGCAGAGTCTCGGATTAAAGACTAAGTGTGTTTCTATATGGTACTGACTGCCAGCAGATAAAAAGCCTAACAGCAAAGTAATC